TGCGCTTTTGGCTTAGCATCTGCCGCACCTCGCTCGCCGTATCGGCACTTAGAATTATGCGGTATTGCCCTAAATTTTTGACTTTTCAGATACACCCTAGGATTCCGGTATTTCCGCTGTAAGTTTTGTTTGGCGTTCTCTTGGCAGAGGGTACACCAAAATTCTCTTGTTCACCTTTTTTCTTCGTGAAGTGTGCAGCAGCGCTTCACCATTTTTTAGCTATTATGATTACAGATTTCTGTTACATTAAAGGAGGCTTTATGGAACAACTTACGATTGATACCGGCCTGCGCGAATACGCGGTCAATGGCGGGCCGGAGCACGGCGGCGGAGTGCTGCGCTTTAACCCCAGCGACCCCAATGTTTACAGCCGTTTTTGCACCCTGCAAAATCAGCTGCAAGAGCTGGAACAGCAGGTGCAGGCGCAAAGCCCCACTGGGACCGATGCCATACAGCTGCTGGCCCAGGCGGATCAGCGCGCCAAGGGGCTGCTGGCGGAAGTATTTGGCCCCGGCAATGATTTTGACGCCATGCTGGGCGGCACCAATCTGCTGGCGGTTGCCGGCAACGGCGAGCGGGTCATCACCAATCTGTTTGCGGCATTGCAGCCCATTCTGGAAGCCGGTGCCCGCCAGTGCGCGGATGCCAAAGCCACGCTGGCCGTGCAGCAGGCCCAGGCAGCGCGCGCCGCGCGCGGGGTGCAGGTATGAGCAGCTGGCGGCTGCCCACCCGGCTGGAAGTTGGCGGAAAAGCATATCCGATTCATTCGGATTACCGCGATATTCTGGATATTCTGCATCGGTTGAACGATGCCAGCGAGCCGGAATTCATCCGCTGGCGGGTGGCCCTGGCCCTATTTTATGAGGGCGATCTGCCGCGCAGCGACTATCCGGAGGCCATGCAGAAGCTGGCAGATTTTTTGAACTGCGGGCAAACGCTGCCCCGATCCCCTGCCCCGCCGCTGTTGGACTGGGAACAGGACGCCCCGCTGATTGCCGCCGACATCAACAAAGCCGCCGGGTGCGAAGTGCGCGCCCTGCCTTATCTGCACTGGTGGACCTTTATGGCCTGGTTCAACAGCATTGGGGACGGCCAGCTGGCTACCCTGCTGCGGGTGCGCAGCAAGCTGCACCACGGCCAAAAATTACAGCCGTGGGAACAGGACTACTACCGCAAAAACAAAGCCATAGTTGACCTGCGCCCCCGCCTGAATCCGGCAGAGATAGCGGAACGCCAGCGGCTGCAGCGCCTGTTGGCCAATTAAGTCCTCATAAGGAGGTAGATGCTTTTGCCAAAATCCTATGCAGGCAGCCTTCAGGTTGCCCTGTCTACACAAACAACTACCCACACCGCGCAGCAGCCGCTGAACGGCCTGCGCACTGCCCTGAAAAAAATAAGCCGCAGTGTAAACGCTGCGTTCTCCGCCGTGCCGGTGGCAAAGTTTGAGCAGCAGACCGCCGCAGCAGCAGTCAGCGCCAACAAAGCCGCCAAAGCCCAGGCCAAACTTGCCAGTGGCACCACCAAAGCAGCCAAGGCCGCCAAACGCAGCGTTGCGGAATTTGATGAGCTGGACCGGCTGCAGGCTTCTCTTGCCGAAAGTGCCGGAGCCGCGGCGGCTTCCACCACCCGCAAAAGCAGCAGCGCTGCAACAATCAAAGCCGCAGATGCCGAACCGCCACAGTTAAGTCCGCCGGCTCTATTAAACCAGCAGCTGCAAAATTTCTGGGCCACATTACAGGCTGTGCTTGCCCCCGCCGCCGCGCTGTGGGATGCAGCCTGGCAGCAGATGAAAACCGCTGCCCTGACCGTTTGGCAGGATCTTTTGGGCGGCGTTCAGCTGACCTGGGCCGAGTACGGCCAGCCCATTGCCCAGAGTGCCGCCCTGGCGCTGGAAAACCTGCAAGGCATTTTTACCACCCTGTGGCAGAACGTTTTGCAGCCGATCCTTACTAACCTGATGCAGATTTTATCTACCCTCTGGTCCTCCCACCTCAAACCCCTGTGGGATGACATTCTTTTGCTGGTGGCAAGCGTTGCCAACTGCCTGCTGGATCTGTGGAACAACCTGCTGGCCCCGGTGGCCAAGTGGATCATCGCCACGTTCGGCCCCGCGTTTGCTGAGGTATTCAACGCCATTGCGGACGTTGTTGGCGTGGCCGTTGGGGCTATTGCGGATGCCATCGATCTGGCCGTTGTTGTGCTGCGCGGGCTGATGGACTTTTTAAGCGCCGTGTTCCGCGGCAACTGGGATGCTGCCTGGCAGGCCATCGGCAACACAGTCAACACCGTCTGGGATAAGATGACGAACGCCATCAAAACCGCCGTCAATGGCATCATCGGCTTCATCAATCGGATGATCTCCGCCGTTGTGACCGGCATCAATGCGGTCATCAACGCGCTGAACGGGTTGTCGTTCGACCTGCCGGACATATTCGGCGGCGGGCATGTTGGGTTTAATATCAGCACCCTGACCGCCCCGCAAATTCCCTACCTGGCGCAGGGCGCGGTCATCCCGGCGAACCGGGAGTTTCTGGCCGTGCTGGGTGACCAGAGCCACGGCACCAACGTAGAAGCTCCGCTGGACACCATCAAGCAGGCTGTGGCCGAGGTCATGGAGGACCTGCATGCGGGCCAGATGGCGGGCTTTGAAGCCGTTGTGGCCGTGCTGCGGGAGATCCTCTCCGCCGTGTACGGCATTGAGCTGACCGACGAGGACGTAGGCCGCGCCGTACAGCGCTGGCAGCGCAAACAGCTGACTGCCACAGGAGGTGTGTAACGTGACCCTGACCAATCTGTTCCAGATCGATGGCAAATCCCTGTACGCACCGGACTGCGACATCGAACCGAGCTATTCCGACCTGGATTCCAGCGATTCCGGGCGCGACGAAGCCGGGTACATGCACCGCGAAGTGGTGCGGGAAAAGGTTGCCACCTGGCCCATCGCCTACAGCTGCCTGACGGATGACGAGTACAAGTACACCATCGGGCTGTTTGCAGGCAAGGCAACGTTTCAGTTCACCCACCCCAAGGCCGGATCTTCCACCGAGACTGAAACCACCACCTGCTATTGCAGCAAATACGGCATCGCCTGGCACAATGCCAAGACGAAACAGTGGAAGAACCTTAAATTTAACATTATTGAATGCTGATCGGAGGTGAAGCATGTACTACTCCGTTTTGCTGCTGCCAAACGGCACTGAGCTGAAAGGCGGAGAGGCTGGTAGCACCCTTAAAGCTCTTACCCTGCACACTGCGGTGAACGCCGGGCAGGAATTTACCATCGGCTCTGCGTTTTCGGACTACATTGAAGCCGAAATCTGGGCGGACCCGGGCGGCAGCCTGCAAATTACTGCCGGGGATGCTTTGACGCTGTACCGGCAGGATGATGCCGGGAACCGCACCAAGGTGGGCGTTTTCTATGCTGAAAAGCCCACCCGCACCAAGCGCAACAGCTACAAGGTCACGGCCTACGACACCATGTCCAAGCTGGATGCGGACTTCTCCGGCTGGCTGCACGCCAATCAAGCGCAGTTCCCCAAGACCATCTGGCAGCTGGTTCAGCTGGCTTGCCAGCGGGCAGGGGTCGCGCTTGCCAGCAGCAGCCTGCCCATCAATGGCAGCTACAGCGTGCAGGCGTTCTATGCGGATGACCTGACCTGCCGCCAGATCATCTCCTGGGCGGCGGAAGCGGCAGGCTGCTACGCCCACATGAATGCAGACGGCAAGCTGCAATTCTTGACCTACACAGACAAGCGCAGCACTGTTAAAATCACCCCGGACAGAGCCAGCAACAGCACCGCTTATTATGCTGACAGCCTGAGCTACGAGGACTACACCGTCAAGGCCATTGAAAAAGTCCAGATCCGGCAGTCGGACAGTGACGTGGGGGTCATCTACCCCGACAGCACCACTGCCACCAACACTTACGCAGTGCAGGGCAACCTGCTGCTGACAACCGGCACCGAAGCCAACCTGAAAACCGTTGCCCAGAACCTGTACAACGTGCTAAAAAACGTGACCTACACCCCCTGCAAAGTATCGGTGCTCAGCAGCTCCGGCCTTGCCTGCGGGCAGATCGTGCACGTTAAGGACGCACGCGGGCGGGAGTTCGACACCTACCTGATGAGCGCCACAATCTCCTCCGGCAAAGCCAGATTTGAGAGCGTGGGCAGCGCCAGCCGGGAAAGTTCCAGCGCCGTGAACAGCCAGAGCTACAAGAACCTGACCGGCAAGATGCTGGAGATCAAGACCAGCGTGGACGGCCTGGAAGTAAAGGCCAGCGACCTGACCGGCAAGTACACCGACCTGAAAGCAACGGTGGACGGGCTCTCCTCTGAGGTGAAAAAAGACACCAAAATCACCGGCGGCGGCAACCTGATCCTGGGCAGTGAGAGCTTCAAGAACGCCCTCTCTGGCGGCATTGACAGTAGCGTGGCGTATGGCGATGATGGCAGCGCAACAATAACCAATGCGAACACCAACGGGTATTTTATTTTCAACACCGCGGGCGCTCGCATTATAAAAGGCGTCACATTATGCCTGTCCGTTATGTACAAACTCATTTCTGGCACCGATGCGCTGCGGCTGGGCATTACGTTTACGGGCGATGATGGCCAACATTACATTGCCTACATAAAAACCGCTGACCAGCTCGAAATTAAGCAGACAGACGGCTGGGTGCTGCGGTATGGTACATGGACCCCCAGCAAAAACGGTGTTTTGAAAAAAGCCGATTTCGACAGCAATGGCAACTGCACCAATAAGTTTGAACTGTTTCACCCCATGCTGCAATACGGCAACGCGCCCACCGCCTGGAACGCCAGCAGCGGGGACTACATAACAGAGAAAAGCGCTAAAAGCCTCATCTCCCAATCGGCGGATGAGATCAAAACCGAAGTCACCAAGTCAGTGACTGAAACGGTAACGGCCAACGTAAAGGATACCGCCACCAGCGCCGCCAACGATGCGGTTGACAGAAAATTGCAGGATTATGCCACCACAGCAACGGTGGAAAGCCTGAAAAAGGATGTCTCCAGCATCAGCCAAAAGGCGGATAGCATCAGCACAAAAGTCAGCAGTCTGGAAGAGACGACCACAACCATTTCAAACGACCTGGACAGCACAAAGCGGGAATTCAAAACCGTTAAAGAATCAGTATCCGCGATTGACCAGAAAGCCAACAGCATTACCCAGACGGTAACGCAGCGGATCACCGGCGGCAACAATATTATCGCGGGCACCGACGACTGGAACAATGCGACCCTGGATGCAGGCGGCAATGACCTGAGCAAAAAAGGGACATACACGATCAGCGGTGAATCCGTCCGAGTGACCAATAGGGCGCAGAACACCCGCTTCCATTTTGGCGCGGACAAAACGCTGGTGATTGCCAAGGGCATGACCTACTGCGCCAGCGTACTGTACAAGCTCAACTCCGGCACGGACAGCCTGTTTTTGCAGTTCGAGACCAAGAGCAGCAGCGGCACAAAAAGTTATTACGGCACCGCGTTCAAGCAGGCCCAGCAGGACATTGCGCTGGATAATGGCTGGAAGTTGCGCTGGGCGGCGTTCACGGCGACCGCGGACGGATATGCGGACGGCCTGTTTGTAAGCACAGCCAACGACCTCGCCACCGTTACCAACGATCTGACCATCATGCACCCCATGGTGCAGATGGGCAACGCCCCCACTGCCTGGACGGCCAGCACCGGCGACTATCTGACCGCCAACGAAACCAAGACCGAGATCAAACAGACATTTGGCACCATCAAGCTGACGGCCAGCACAAGCGGAACCAGCAGCACCATCAAGCTGACGGCAGGCGGAACAGAGATCACCAGCGCACAGATCAACCTATCCGGCGTGGTGACATTTTCGGATTTGAGTACCTGGAACCAGGATAAGACCATTATCAACGGCGGCAACATCACGACCGGGCAGCTGCATAACCTCAACTACACCACCGTGTACGACCTGGATAACGCCTGGATTCGCATGGGCACCGAGGCCGGTGAGCGCGTGTTTCTGGACAATCGGCACATTGCCTGGTATGCAACCATCAACACCGGCAGCATCGGCCTGACCGGCGTGCTGTACTCTGAGGCTGGCAGCTCCTACATTGGGGCGTGCAGCAAGTACGCCAAGTACGGCTGGGTTGACGGCCTTAACCCCACATCTTACGTTGGGATGCAGATCACCTACAACCGAAGCGATGACAGCGATGCCGATTTTAATACGACCCGCGTTGGCGTGAGCGGCAAGCTGAATGTACACAATCTGGACGTTTGGGGCGAAAAATCCCGCGTGGTGCCTACCAGCTTCGGCGCGCTGAAAATGGCCGCATTTGAGACGCCGGTGCCAACCTTTGCGGACTGGGGCAAGGGCCAGTGCGGCCCCGAAGGCTGGTGCCTGATTGCCCTTGACCCGCGCTATGCGGAGACCATCGCCCAATATGGGCAGCCCGCCTGGCTGCTGACGGATTGCGATGGCACTGGGCACCTGTGGGCCGAAAACTGCGGCCAGTACGCCATTGTACACGGCGCACCAGGTCAGCAATTTGCCTGGCTCTGCATGGCCGCCCAGCGCGGCTATGAGGGCAGCTATGCCGACCGCAGTGACAGCAGCTACCCCGCTGGTACCCCGGCGGGCATTGAGCTGGCCACCAGCGCTGCTGCCCGTGCGCAGGATGAAAGCACCGCCGCCGCAGACGACCTGTTGGCTATGGACACCGGCGCAGATGAAACCGCAGACATTTTATTGGATGAATCGGAGGAATTAGCATGAAGAAATTATCCGGCGTGGCAATCGTAACGACCGCTGAGGGCGAACGCGTGAGCTACACATACACCGAATTGGACAGTGATGGCAACATCACCAGCCAGAACAACAGGGCCTCCTTCGTGGCTCTGGATGAGGAGCTTCTTGCCGCTATCAAAACCTTGAAAGACGCTGTAAATGCGCGGCTGTGACACATAAGGGGGTGCAGACCATGACCGATACCAAACGCATAAAAGAATGCAGACGCAGGATTATCGCCGCCCTGAATGATGCCAAGATCCCGTATGCGGTATCTGAGCTGATTTTAGAGAACGTGCTGTCTGCCGTGCGTGAAAACATGGCAGCGGAGGAAATGGCAGCGGCGAACCAGCCGAGCCAGGAGAAAAACGAATGAAACAGGGAACGCAATTTGTGCTGCCCGTGGAAATCGGCATGAGCCTGGACGAGATAAGCCGGATAGAATTTGTATTTAAGCAAAAAAATTATAATGGCTTCCCGGCCATTAAATCCAACGTCTGGCCGGATGACTGCACCCGGCAGGAAGGACAGAACATCATCCTTATCCCCTGGACGCGGGCGGAGACATACAAATTCATGGGCGGCGAAACATTGTACATGGACACCCGCATCACGTTGCGGGACAGCACTGACCAGCCGCAGACGGAGATTCTGGCGCTCAAAATGAGCCCGACCTTATTTCAGGAGGCGGATGGATCATGATCCAGGTGCGAGTGGCCCAACAGAGCGCCGTATCAGTGCGCATTACAGGCACCGCAGTGGTTAGCGCGCCGGAGTATGCAGGGCCATATGACATCACGCCGTTGCTCTCGGCGCAGACCCTGCCCACCGCAAAGCGGCTAATGCAACAGGATGTAATCATAGAAAAGATACCGCAATACGAGGTGTCCAACGATTACGGCACAACGTTGATTTTAGGAGATGAGTATTATGGCAAATAAATATATTAACAAAGTGATTGTCGGCAAAGAGACCAAGCTGGACTTGACAGCCGATACGGTAACGCCGAACACGCTGGCTGAAGGTATCACCGCTCATGATAAGTCCGGTGCCCCTATCGTCGGTACCAGCACCAAGGACGTGGATTCCAGCGATGCAACAGCCGCAGTTGCTGAGGTTCTGAAGGGTAAAACTTTCTATGCACGGGGCGCGAAGCTTACGGGTACGATGCCCAATAACGGGGCGGTATCCGGGAAAATCACTACTGTGGACGGCAAATATACGATTCCTATGGGGTTTCACGATGGTAGTGGTACAGCTGAAATTGATCCCGTCGAACAGGCAAAACTCATAGCGACAAATATTCGTGAGGGCATCACAGTTTTGGGCATTGTCGGTTCGATGAGTGGCAGCGAAGGCATGAAGCCGCAGGCCAAAATTGTTACGCCGAGCTTTGAACAGCAGGTTGTGCTGCCCGATAAAGCGCATAACTGCCTGTCTCAAGTTACTGTGCAGGCGATCCCGGCCACATACGTTGATAACGCCGCGGGCGGGCAAACCCTGACGATCGGAGGCTGATATGGCCGTAAACAAGGTTGTTATTAATGATGAAGTTGTCCTCGACCTGACCGGTGATACGGTGCAGGCTGCCGACCTGCCGAAAGGGGTAATCGCCCACAGTGCCACAGGGGACAAAGTCACCGGAACCACAAACTATGCCGGTTCCAGCAACGCAGGCGGCTCCGCAACGAGCGCCGAAAAACTAAATAATAGCCTGACCATCAAACTGAACGGAACCAGTCAGGGCGCATGGGACGGCAGCAGCGCAAAAACCATTGACATAACGGCAGCCAGCGTTGGCGCGACAAACGTTACGCTCAGAAGGTGGTGACAGTTGCATGGGTGTGTATTTAGGAAGCAATGCCGTTGACATGCAGGGAGGTTTTGTGACTGGTGGTGCCAGTGGGACGAGTTTGCAGAGCAAGACGGTTAGCCCCAGTGAGAGCGCACAGACGATCAAGGCAGACTATGGCTATGACGGTTTGAGTCAGGTGACAGTAAATGCAGTATCGAAAACTTATGTGGGAAGCGGCGTAACGAAAAAGAGTGCTGCGACTTATACGCCGGGAACGAGTGACCAGAACATTGCATCCGGCCAGTATTTGAATGGAACCCAGACGATTAAGGGTGACAGCAATTTGACTGCGGCCAATATTAAGAGCGGTGTAAAGATTTTTAATGTGACAGGCAGTTATGCCGGGAGCAGCAGTGGCGGAAACACGCCAAACTTGCAGACCAAAACGGTTACGCCCAGCGAGAGCACCCAGACGGTAAGCCCGGACAGCGGATATGACGGACTGAGCAAAGTGACCGTGAATGCGATATCGAGCACTTATATTGGCAGTGATGTGACCAAAAAAAACGCAGCAACTTACATCCCGAAGACAACCGACCAGAGTATTGCATCTGGGCAATACCTGAGCGGGACACAGACAATCAAGGGCGATGCAAACCTGGTGGCCGGGAACATTAAGAGCGGTGTGAGCATTTTTGGTGTGACAGGAACTTATGCCGGCGGCGGGAGTTCCGGCGGCAGTGGCAATAACAATGTGGAGGCTTATGCCATTACGGACACCAACCCCAGCGTTAGTTTTAAGCGCACTGACGGGGCAATCAAGATTTGGGGCTACGGCACCATGACCAGTTCCAGCGGCTGGGGCGGGCAGAGTACGAGCCTGATCGCGTTTGAGGGTGACAAGTACCACAAGAGCACCATGTACGGCAGCCCAAGCAGCACCAATCTGAGCTTAAGCATCAGCAACGGCAAGCTCTCCGGCCTGCCGAGTGGACTGACGGCGATCAGCGCGATTGTAACGAGAGGTATATGATTATGGCAACCGATACACAGCTGGACAGCCTGGTGATCAACTACCTGACGCAAGCCCAGTATAATAATGCTAAGAGTGAAGGAACGCTGAACAGCAACCAGATCTATATGACACCGGCCTCCTCCAGTAACTATACGCTGCCTGCCGCTACCAGTTCAACCCTGGGTGGTGTGAAGATTGGTAGAAATATTACGGTGAGCAACGGTACGATCAGCCTTAGCAAGACCAATGTGACCGCAGCGCTGGGATACACACCGCCGACAACCGACACTAAGTACACATTGCCGACAGGTAATGCTTCGACTTTGGGCGGTGTGAAATTGAGTGATTCGACCAGTTCAACGAGTTCGACCAGTGGTGGGATTGCGGCAACACCGGCGGCGGTGAAGGCGGCCATCGCTGAAGCAAAACTTGCAGCCTGGCCGATTGGCAGCATTTACATGAGCGTAAGCAGTACAAGCCCGGCGACTTTGTTTGGCGGTACCTGGGAAAGAATTTCTGAACGCTTTTTGCTTGGCGCTTCTAGTAGTTATCCCGCAGGTGGTACTGGGGGTGAATTCACCCATAAACTTACACAAAGCGAGCTACCGAATTATTCGTTGTCTGTGACGAACGGAAGCAACGTAATACGCTCCAAAACCGGAAACTCTGCGGATGCGTATGTTCAAACGCAATCAGGCGGCTGGGGTATTCCGAACTGGGAATCCAAAACCGTAACAGTCGCCTCCGGCGGTTCCGGGGAAGCCCACAACAACATGCCGCCCTATCTGGCGGTAAATATGTGGAAGAGGACAAAATAAGGACAACAAATCATGAGACTTTCAAACGAAGACGTTCTGCTTCACTGGCCCCTGGCCCAGCACATCATCACCGCGGGCTGGCTCTACAATGACGGCAGCCTGCACCGGGCGCTGGATTTCCGCGCGGCGGTGGGCACGCCGGTATACGCCGCAGAGGGCGGCACAGTAGAGACAGCCTACCGCTGGAACGGCAAGCGCACCCAGGGCGACACCAACAGCTATGGCAACATGGTCAAGCTGCGCCACACGACCTACAAGTACGGCAGTCTTGAGACGCTATATGCGCACCTGAGCAAGATCGTGGTGCATCAGGGCGAGCGCGTCAAAGAGGGTCAAGTCATCGGCTACAGCGGCGATACCGGCAACTGCTATGGAGCACACCTGCATTTTGAGGTGCGGTGGAGAGGCAACCGCACCAACCCGCTGAACTGGTTGGACAACGATTTTAACCCGGCCAGCAGCGCGGTCAAGCTGGGCAGTTACAGCAGCGTAAAAAACAACACAAAGGAAGTGAAGCGTATGTATTACGCAATCGACGTAAGTAAGCATCAGGGCAAATTTGACTGGCAGGCGGCCCATAACAAGGGCATCCGCCACGCCATGCTGCGTTCCGGGTATGGCCGCTACAGCAGCCAGAAGGACCCCCAGTTTGAGCGCAACGCCGCTGAGTGCACCCGCCTGGGCATCCAGTACGGCGCGTACTGGTACAGCTACGCCACCACCCCGGCGGAAGCACGGCAGGAGGCCCGCTGCTGCCTGGCAGCGATTAAGGGCAAGCATCTGTGCCTGCCGGTGGCGTATGATATCGAGTACGAGCCGTGCATCCTGCGCCTGACCAACGCGCAGCGCACCGCGCTGGTAGAAGCGTTCCTGGGCGAGGTCGAGGCGGCTGGATATTACGGCATCCTGTACGCCAGCTGCGATTTTATTCGCCACCGCCTGGACTACAAGGCGCTGGCCAAATATGATATCTGGGTTGCCCAGTATGGCAGCACATGCACCTGCCCCCTGCCGTATGGCATCTGGCAGTACAGCAGCCGCAACGCTCTGGGCGTGCCCGGCTACGGCACCAGCCTGGATTGCAACAGGGTATACAAGGACTATGAGCAGCTGATGATCCAGGCGGGCCTGCAGGGCCACACCGCGCCCACCCCGGAGGACACCACCCCCAACAAGCTGGACAAGCAGCGTATTACCATTGGCCGTATCTCCAGCGGCGACCGCGCAACCATCCGCGCCCTGTGCGATGGCCTGGGACTGGTAACGGCTGGCCTGTACCGCGAAACCTGTGCGGATGGCAACCAGTGGATGCTGGACGTTGGGCCGGTATCCAGCGGCGACGCCTGGTACATTATGCGCAAGTGTGCAGAGCTGCAGCTGATTGAAGCAGGGCTGTACAAGGCTGAGTATGTGGAGGAGTGACCGTGCTGGACTGGATCATCAGATACTGGGTGCAGTGGCTCTTCGGCCTGATCTGCGCCGCACTGCTGGCAGGCTACCGTCGCCTGGCCAAGCGGGTGA